TACGGCAGGTTTCAGTAGTTCGGCTGTAGACAGCGGAACCAAGTCTAGCGGTACCTTCACCCCCAGCCCTGACACTGGGAACTTCCAGCATTTTATAAATGGCGGCGCGCACACGCTGGGCGTGCCAGCAAAAAATTGCGCGATGGTGTTGCTGATGAAGAACAACTCTAGCGCGGGAACGCTGACAACAAGCGGATTTACGAAAGTGGACGGTGACAATCTCAGCACGACAAACGGCGACGAGTTTTTCCTCTACCTGACCAGATACAACGATGGTAGCACCACGTTTTCGGCGCTTACCGTGAAGGCGCTGCAATGAGCTTAATTCCTCTTGTCCAAGGAGGACACAGCGCTGCGTCAATTTTCGACGCAACGCTGATAGGCAATTCTGTCTGGCTAGATGGCAGCGCTGACCACCTGACAAAAAGTTTCGGATCAGGCGCGGATCAACAAGAGTTTGTCCTCGCCGCATGGGTACAACGCAACTCATTCGGTTCTCTTCAATTCTTTTTTGGTAGCGGTGCATCAGCAAGGCAATTCGGATTTGGATTTACTGCGAGCGACGAATTGGAATTACGCGATTTTGATTCACCGATTAATGCGCGTTACATTTCAAACGCCTTGTTTCGAGATGTTGGTTGGTATCACATTTTGGCATCGATCAAGACAACCGAAAGCACTGCAAGCGATAGAGTTAAAATTTTTGTAAATGGTTCGGAGATCACCTCATTCAGCACTGAGACTGATCCGTCACTTAACTTTGATATGAATTGGGGTATTTCTGGCGATACTCACAACATCGGGTCTTATTTCGACGGCAGTGCAAAAAACTTTTTTAAAGGATATGTCGCGCAGCCTTTGTATATAAGCGGCAAAAGTATCCAAGGCGGCGATTTTACAATTTCTAATTTTTTAGGAACCTTAAACAGCGCGCGCATTCCAAAAACAGACAGTGCGATTGCTGCACTCGCGAGTGCTGGCGGTGCAAGCAGTTTTTGTTTGGACTTTAGCAACAGTGCTGACCTTGGAAATGACTTGAGCAGCAAAAACAATGATTTTAGCCCCACAAGCATGGCTAGTACTAATCAGTCAAATCATTCGCCCAGCTTAGTTTATCCAACAATGAATCCTCTGAATGATGTCTCCACTGTGGTTTTAAGTGAAGGCAACACAAGAGTTAACGCACAATCAAGCGCATCAATTCGATCAACCGCGTTCGCTGCGGCGGGTAAACGCTACGCAGAATTGACAGTCACTGCGGTTGGGAACAGCTATTTAGGCGTTGCAGTCAATGGCACCAATCCAACAAGTTTCGCAGCCACCGGAGCCGTCGCGTGCCAGCAAGACGGCGATATTTATGTAAGTTCAAGCAGTCCATCCGGGAATAAATGCCCTGCATACACCACTGGTGATGTTTTAGGTATACTAATTGATGTTGACGCCGATAAGTTTTGGGTTTCGAAAAATGGCACATTTCATTCGATGGACCGCAGCCCAACGATCACCTTAACAGCTTCACAGGTGCTGGCAGGTACAGGAGGCTTTGATCTCACAGCACTAGGCTCCGGTGGATCATACGCGATTCATGTGGGTAATTCCGATGGCACGGCGGCAAATGTTTTGGTGAATTTTGGGCAGTATACATTCAGTCATACTCCACCAACTGGATACAAAAATTGGGCATCAAACAATTTCGACACACTCACATTTAGCAATCCCGCAACCGGCAGTTTCACCGGAAACGCAAGTACGGACGGCTCTTTTGTGTTTCTTGGGTTTCAACCGTCGCCTAGCGATGCGCTGACAATCAATTCAAACAGCGTCACCTATGGCACAGATGTCGACCTGTGCAACAACGGTTTTAAGGTACGAAGCAGTTCATCGAATTTCAATTCGACAGGAACAAACACCTATTCTCTTGTTACAACAAATGCTCTGCAAATTAACGGCGAATTTCCGCCGTCGTACGGCATAACTAATTAGGATATATACTATGATTGCACTAGAGAATGACGGCAACGTCCTCTTCCAAGGTAGTTGGTCGCGTCGACTACAGGAAATGACCGGGTTGCTTGGAAACGCACAACCGCCGCTCCCGCATTCGACATCCGCTGGCACGCTACGCGCTGTTGAGTATGATAAGCCCTCGCTTCTCGCATATCAGCAAGACGGCGCAGAGAGCGGTGCGCTTGACGGCGATGTTTGGAAAATTACCGTCACAGCGAAAGACCTGTCGCTTGATCAAGCCAAGGCGCAAGCGCTGTCGGAGGTTGCAGCGGCACGTTACGCGGTTGAAACCGGCGGCGTGATTGTCAGCGGTAAGTTTTACAGCACGGATCGCGACAGTCAGGCGGCGATTACGCGCGCGAGTGGCACGGTCAGTTGGAAATGTAATGCGACTGTGACACGTAATATTGATGACGTTGACACGGTTTGCATATCGGCACCAGAGTTTGCCAGTAGCGACATGGATGCCGTAAAGACCGCAGTCGCCTCGCACGTTGCCGCTGCATACGCGAGAGAGGCTGCGCTTATGACGGCGATCAACGCCGCCGACAGCGTTGCGGCGCTACGTGCAATCGACCTGACGGCAGGCTGGGCTTCGGTGCCGCCGCCCGATCCTGGCGAATGAACGATCTGAAAAATATCGGCGACGCAGCGGCGGGTCTAACAGGGCTCGCCGCTTTTTTTGAATGGTTGCCAACAATAGCGGCGGCGATGACGGTGCTTTGGTATACGGCACGAATGGGCGAATGGCTGTGGGAAAAATTCAAAAAACAATAGCCGTATTCGCGGCTTTTTTTATGCTCGCGGCTTGCCAATCGGCGACGGTACAGCGGCACCCGGTGAAGGTTGCCGCCGCGCCATTTCCGCCGCCCCAGGCAATGCGGAAAATGCAGTACCCGTGCTGGCGCGGCGTCGGCTTGATTGATGCTTTGCTTGAAGACGGCATGGAACCCATCGCCAGGGGTGTGCTTTTGCGTCGGATCGATCCCAGTACACCGCTTATCGAATTTTGGGAAAACGAAGACAAATTCGCAATTGTCGCCGTCTATCCGCAGCACGGCGTCGTTTGCGCGGTGCTGGTTGGAGACGCGCTAGATGGAACTTGACCTTCGCCTATTAATAACGATTGGCGGTATGGCAGCGTCGGTACTGGCATCTTTTATTGTTACGAAACAGCGTGTGAACGAATTAGAGGCCGACGTTAAAGAAACGTTGGCTAAACTATCAAAGCTTGATAGCCGTCTTGACCGCAACGACACGGAAACCGACTTGGTCGGTCAGCGTCTATCCGTCATCAGCAGCATGATGGACCCCACGAACCGCGAACGACTGCATCGCTCGCTAGAGCGAATGCAAACGGAAGTTGAGCATCTTCGAAAAGATGTGGACGCGCATCGCGCAGAATATTTGAAATCTCATAATGGGAAACACCCGCCGGTGCCTAATGCTTGAACGTCTCCGAAAAGATCTCCGACTTGATGAAGGTGAACGGCACGAGATCTATCTCGATCACCTTGGCCTACCAACAGCAGGCATCGGCCATCTGATTTTGGAAAGCGACCCGGAGCATGGTCAGCCGGTTGGGACGAAAGTTAGCCAAGAGCGCGTCGATCAGTGGTTCGCGATTGATTTGAACAACTGCCTGCGAGATTGCCAAAATATTTTCATGAACTGGGAGGAGCTGCCAGACGAGGCGCAATGCATTTTGGCGAATATGTGCTTCAATCTCGGTGCCACTCGGCTGCGAAAATTTAAAAGAATGATTGACGCGATACACCGCGAAGACTTTGCAGCAGCAGCGGGGGAGATGCTCGATAGTCGCTGGGCCGACCAAGTGCCAAATCGCGCGCAGCGTCTTATAAGGCGTATGCGGCAAGTTGCTGATGAATGTTGATACAGGGCGAGCGGGAGATTACATCGCAGCGGCAGCGTTGTCTCGAATGGGCGTTCAGAATGTAATCAGCCAGCAACCAGGATTTGACCTTGTTGCGTTTGTGCCACAGCCAATTCGGATTGAAGTCAAAACGGCGTCAAAGCCTGCGGTCGGCGCTGAACACAGATATGGTTTCATCACGTCACGCGGCACTACCAAGAAAAAACGTCTTTCTTCAGAGGTCGCTGATGTTGTCTGTCTTGTAGCCTTGCGTGAGCGCTGTGCTCTGTTTCGACTTATAGAAGATATTACCGGCAGCAATACGCGCGTTCATATCAAAGAATTTACGCCGCGCAACGAGACGGCGACTTGGCTTGAGGTTTTGGAGAAACTGAAAAAATGATACCCTTAATAAGCGCTATCATGCCGATGGTTGGTGAAGTCGTTGATAGGCTGGTTCCAGACAAGGCGGGGGCCGCGAAAGCCAAACAAGATTTAGAGGCCAAGCTGGTCGATGCCGCAATGGCCGGTCAGCTTGGCAACCTAGAAATCAATAAAGTCGAAGCGGCGCACCGTTCCATTTGGGTAAGTGGATGGCGACCAGGCGTCGGTTGGTGCTGTAGTCTTGCGTTCGGATTTCATTTTGTCGTTTTTCCGTTGGTCGCTTGGGCTGGGCAAATTTACGGTTATCACTTTCCGCCGCCCGTCGACTTTGAAATGGATCAACTGATGACCGTATTGCTAGGCTTACTCGGCATCGGCGGGCTCCGGACCTACGAAAAGCAGAAGGGTTTGACCAAGTGAGCCACCCTCAACGCTGGCGCGGCTCCCCGTCCTCACCCCTGGGCGCTGCCATCTTCGTTGGTATGCTGCTGGCACTGCTGCTAACGACGAGCGGTTGCGTTCACGTTGCTATGCTAGGCGCGATGACGAACGTGGCGCAGATGCATCAGATAAATAAAATCGAAAAAAGACTGACCGCTATAGAGGCGCGTTAGTTATCGACCAAACGCTGCGCCAAGTTTTGCCGCAATCTTTTCATCACGCTTCCGATCCTTAAACCAACGCGCATATTCTTTTTTACTGAATGAAATGCTGCTGTGGCCGAGGAACTCGGTGATCGTGGCGTCGTTAAACTCACTGTTAAAAATTAAGACCGACGCATAGAAATGTCGAAGATCCTGCCATGTGATGCGTTCAACCTCTGCCGCTTTGCAAGCCGCACCGATGCCGTTGACGCGCCATCCCCAACCCGCTGCCGGTTCTCCAACCTCATTCGGAAAAACGAGATTGTTGGCGCGTTGCTCAAGCGGCTGCGAGACTTTCCATTCGCGAAGCGACTGCAACAAGAAATCCATCAATGGTATCGACCGCTCTCCCGCCTCTGTTTTTGTTTTACCAACGCCCGCGCGTGATTTAATAGCACGCCGCACATGGACGACGCCGTCGTCAAAATCGATATCGTCCCAAGTAAGTGCGCGTTGCTCGCCCTGCCGCAGCCCCGTATACGCTGCAAACTCAATTGCCAGACGATATTTTTCTGGCGCGTGGCTAATAACAAACTGCATCTCCGCTGGCGCGATCCGGCGCAGCCGCTTGCTTTCTTCAGCCGTTGGAATTTTTACGCCTGACGCCGCGTTCCCGACGCACCATTTCTTGCGCGCAAAATAATCAAACGCCTGTTGCACATTAACGACCAGCTTCCGCACAGTTTTATTCGTGCGACCGACTTTCAGCTTCGGCACAATCTCATCAATGACAAGGTCAGAGCTAATCACGGTCGTCTTCATTTTCCCAACTTCGACGCCGTTTATTTTCACGCCGCAAAACTGCCGCGCGTGCCTTTCCTTATTGTTGCATTCGGCTTGACCAATTTCGCCAGCCTGCACGCGCTCGTCTTGCGTTCGCAGAAATTCATCAAACGCCTCTCTCACAGTCGGCGCAGTCGCCGGGTCGACATATTCGGCACCAGACATAAGCACCCTCATCCGTTCTAGTTCTTTCCGTGCAGCGCGTTCGCTGCCCTCGACAATGCGCGACTTGCGCCTGCCGTTTACTTGAGCAAACACCCGGTAGCGCTGGTCGCTGATCTTCTCAATTGATTTTTTTCGCATGTCATCTCTCTCTGTTCGTAACGTAATGTTACTACACCGGACACAATTGTCCAGTGGCCTGACGAAAATTAACAAGATGCGCGAAAAATAAAACGCACATTTACGCACACGAAAAAAGGGAAGCCATTGACGGCTTCCCTTTTATCTCATTGATTTCATTTGTAAAATTTGGTTGCGGGGAGAGGATTTGAACCTCTGACCTTCAGGTTATGAGCCTGATTGCGCCAAATTTTTTAATCAAACAAAATCAATAACTTGTAAGTCCGTCAGTTACTCATTAGCCCATCCGCTCCTTCCTTGTCCAGCTTTATCCCGCCTAGTAACGCACATCTGACGCACATTCCCTTGCTCGTCAGTGTACCAATCGGCAAACATCGGTTTGCCGCACGCAATGCAGCGATGATTAATCATACGAGTTACGGCACCACAAAAATCGCAATTAATCATTTACGGTGCCTCGCGGGTTTCAAAACTAAATCGTACTTACCCGGCCCAATCCTGCGCTGCGCCATAATCATTTGCCCCTCTTCCACCGCTCGACGAACAAAGAAAAGAGGGTTCGCGCTGTCTTGAAAGGGGCAGCACGGGTCGATATCCCAGCATCCTGGGCGACGCTGTCGAGCGATGACGCGGAAGTCGTCCACCCGTATTTGATGTTGACGATTTTCGTTGTCGGGCGTTTTGACAATTTGCATGTCATTCTTTCCCCCCGACTAAATTGACCTCGCCGGTCAGCGCAAGATACCCTGCACCGTCAACGTAATTGTCCCTATGCGCCGGGTTGGTTTTCGTCCTGGCGATCTTCAAAAGCGTCAGCATGTTGCCGACGTCTAAGAGGGAAATTTCTTTTCCCAGATAAGAACTCCACAGCGCTCCGATGTTTTGAAAATTTTGATCGACCGGCCCGTGCGTTTCGCTACGGTCACCAGTGATAAGCGAACCGGCTTCTTGAGTGATCGATTGGCGGATCGAGATTTCGCCGCTACCGCCGCAGTTCGGGCAATCAACTTGCCCGTCGTCACTTCGCAAAAAACCGTTACCGTTACACATTGGGCAAATCATCCGGCTTGCTCCTTTATTGCTTTAACCAAGCCGCCGGGTATTAAATAGCGGTTTCCGCTTCGCAGGATTTTGTATCCTGATTGTTCTTCAATTGGCTTGAAGACATCATTTTTAAGGAAACGATAAATCTGATGTCTCTCCCTGTGACCATACCGCCCCCAAATTTCTTTAGCTGCTTCGGGTGGAGAATAAAAAATTTGGTCACTCATTTTAGACTTTTCCTTTTTCGTACAGGTTTGTTCCCTTCTGGTCTTATTTTATCCTTGTTCCGTTTGTCAACAAAAAAAGCCCCGCAGAGTGCGAGGCTGTTACTTTTTATATGTAGGCGTTTCTCAGACGGCGCGAACGCTTGCCACATAATGGACGGCGACAACGTCGACTGCGGCGATCTCTATATCGCGATCCGGGTTTAGTTCGTGCAGCGTCAACGTGTTTTCGGTATGCCGGACGAAACGCTTCGCGATAGCCAGCAGGTCATTATTTTTCCGATACTGAACAACAACAAAATCATTTGAGCGCGGTGCGCGAAACGGATTAACGATAAGAATTTCGCCAGCAAAAAAACGCGGCTCCATCGAATCGCCGACGACCATCAGCGCGTAACAGTCGTCGACGGCGTCAAGATATCCAGGTTTTTCAATGTGATCGATAGGTGGCTGATCGAAGTTAACAATGCCGCTGCCGCCTTCCGCGCGACCAAATACTGGGATCGTCGTTCGACCAACTAGCAAACCGTCGCCGCGCTCTTCCATCCCTAAAACAGCTTCAAGCGTCACGCCGAAAAACGACGCAATCGCCCCCGCCGTCTCATGCGGCGGCTGAACCTCGCCGCGCTCCCAGCGCCGCAAGGTATGCGCTTCGACGCCGATGCGGCGCGCCAACTCACTTCCCGAAATACCGCGCTCCTTACGCAGTGATCTGATGTTGTTTTTTGCAGGCATACCCGCCTTGTCCTTTGTTGTCCTGTATATTCCCACAATTGCCCACCAATAACCAGTAACAATATACGGAACATTTTGTTACGGTGCGAATGTCAGCATGATGCTGACAGTTTCCTCCCTGTGCACTGGCGGGCGCTTTTTG